TTTTTGGTTAGCATCTACAATGTTTTGGGCATTGTTAGATACATCATATAATTTCATTTTAGCTCTATCTACACCAATAATAAAGGCACGATTAATACTAGGGTCATTATAACGATTCTTTAATTGTTTAATCTTCATTTGACCTAATGCTTCTAATTCTTCATTTGATATAAGAGCAAACATAAAGTCGGCCGTTGCTGGAAGACCAAACGATTCAGAAGTATCTTCTAAACCAATATCTGTACTTACAAAACCTGTTCTTGTTGTTTGTGTAGCACTAAAGATTGGTACATTAAACTCTACAGCAAGACCTCGTAATTCTTCGGCAATTGCCTTAATAAAAAAGTAAGAAGATATATTGCCACCTTTAAATCTACTTGAAGAACAAATATTTAGATAATCAATAAAGATTACATTTGGTCTAAAAGATTTCTTTAATGCAAGTTCATTAAGTAATGCTCTGAAGTGGCCAGCGTGTGCTGATGCTGTTGGGTATTCTTTTATAATTAATTTGCCGGCCGTTTTGTTTCTTATCTTTGTTATCTTATCATCATACAATTGTTTAGGCATTGTATGTAAATCATCCATAGTTACATCTAGTAAGTTAGCATCTATTCTTTCGGCAATTCTTTCTTCTGCCATCTCCATTGTAATATACAATACATTTAAACCTTGTGTAAGAAAGGCACTAGCACAATGACACATAAACAAAGATTTACCAACACCTGTGCCTGCCAATGCAATATTCAAAGTCTTAGGTGGCACACCACCTTTTGTAATACGATTTAAATAAGATAAATCAAATTCATATTTTTTTTCTTTAGTATGGTAAAAATCAAATCGTCTTTGAGCATCTTCTATATAATCGTGACCAATATGATTATCAAAAGAAACAGCAAGAGCATCTGCAAGAATACCAGGTATTGCTTCTGGTGTAAGTTTAGGATCTTTCTTATCTAGTATTTTAATACCAGTTAATACTGCGTTATGTACTGCTCTGTCTTTACAAAACTTTTCTGTAGTATCTAATAGCCATTGTAGATCGGCCTTTTCTTCATTTAATGATTCTATTAATTCTTTAATTACACCAAATTCGCCTTCGTTTATATCTTTTCTTTGACCAAGTTCTATAAGTAATGCTTCTTTTGTAGGAATGTTTTTATATTTATTTACAAAAGTATCTATTTCTCTAAACAATATTCTTTCAGGACGTGTTGTAAAGTAATCTTCTTTACAGAAAGGTAAAGCCTTTCTTGTAAATGGGTCATTGAATATAAAATTACGTAGTATTGTAATCTCTATTCGTTCATTATTTAAATTCAACTTTTCCATCTGTCAATTGTTTTTCTAATAGTTCTATTAATAAATCACCTATGTAATCTATAAATTCTTGTGATGTTGTATCCTTTTCAAAAGGATTCATTATAATATCATATTTAAATCTCATTGGCAACGTACCATCTGGCTTCTCATCTTTTGCAAAGCCTACATCACCGTATTTAAATATAATACCTTTATATTTTTCTTCTAGTAATTTAATGCAAGTAAAATCATCACCTGTCTTTTGGACAAATACGTATTTACTCGGCTCCGTAGAGGAACTTTTTCTTTGTTGCTTCATCAATCTGTTTTAATATTTCCTTTGTAAAATATTTTTCAGGTTCATCATTGATTGATTTACCAAATACTTTTGTGCCATCTGGTAATTCATATCTTGTTGATACTTTTTTGAAAATGCCTTCTTCTTCTGCAATCTCTAACAAACCATAGTATCGATCTAAACCTGATTTGTATGTGAGTCTTACATCTATTTGAGCATTTTCTTTTGTTAACCTTGACTTATAGTTTTTACAGTGGATAATATTACCAATCACTTCATTGTCGGCATCTTTTTCTTTTCTTTTGCCTAGATATATGATTGATGAGGCTGCGTATTTAAGACCGGAACCACCGCCCATTTCTTTTTGTGGGTACATAGAACCTATTACGTCATAGGTGTGGTTGGTCATTATCATTGGAACTTTTGCCCTGCCAAGTTTCAATGTTAAAACTCTAAATGTTGATTTGACAATTTGTGATCTTGTCATATCTCTTGTTTCTTTTCCTTCAGCTGTATCTTCCATTTCTTTAGTTGTAGATAACATACCTAAACTATCTAATACAAACATTAAAGGTTTTCTTTTATCTTCTGGTTGTTCTAAGTATTTGTCTAATACTTTTATTGATTGATTTCTAAATTCTTGTACTGTAGCAACTGGTACAATTACCATTCTTGTTGCATCTACGCCACGACTAACAATCATTTCTTTTGAGATTGCACTTTCAGATTCAAAATAAATCACACCAGCTTCTTTATTTTTATCTAAGAAATTTTTACAAATACCTAAAGCAAAAAATGTTTTACCTGTTGCGGCTTCACCAGCAATTGCTGTAATTTTATTATCTGCAAGACCGCCAAAGATACTACCTGATAACAATGCGTTAAAGGAATAAGAACCTGTATCTATAAAATTTGTTACATCAGCACTGTCAATGCCATCACTTACAAGTGTTGCATATTCGTTGCCTACATCTTTAATTATGTCTTTTAAAAAATTGCTCATATTCTAAATTCTCCTTTTCACTAGATATTAATACGTATTTGATATTCTCATTATATAACATTTCCTTCAAACTGTCAAGTTCTTTTGGATGAAAGTTAGGAGATATTAAATAGGGTGGGTTGTTGAGTCTGTTGATTATTACTATTTGCATAATTTTTCATTGTATCTTTCTTTAATCTTATAGGTTTCAATTCAGTTTCTCTATTAAGGAACTTATAGTCTAGTTTTACTACATCAAAATCAGCTTGAAGTTTATCTGCTATCTTATAAGGGTCAAATTCTGAGCAGCTATAAACATCAAACTGCATAATGGCCGGATCGGTTTCGTCCCAAACGTGTAAGGCTATATGACTTGTTTCAATAACGGCCACACCTGTAATACCACGATTGCCTACTTTATCACAATACTTGACATAAGGTCCCATTAAAACTTTCATATTGATAAAAGAAATAAACTCTTTCATCCACTCGGTAAGTTTTTGTTCGTCTTTTGGGGGGTTTTTTACTTCAGCACGAATAATTAAGTGCTTGTGTATAAGTAAGTTATTTTTATCCATCTCTCTATTAGTTAAAATTTTCTCCACCATCACATCAAATATATAGTTTTATTTATACAAATACTTTCTCTAACGGATGATTTGTAGGTTACTATTTTTAGTCCAGATTTCAAGTTCACTTCTTATTTTATTCTCCTTTTTTAATGTTTCATATCGTGTAATGGCCTTGTTTCTCCACCACTCTATGATATTGTTTAGTTCAAACCTATCGTAAGTATCGTCTTTAATAATAGTATTTGTTTTACCATTTACAATATCTACGAAGTTTTTAATACCATAATTGCTTATATAATATCTTTTCTGTTCTGTCAAGTCTTTTGCGTTGTTGATAACTTTATTAAAATCTTCTAATTCAGATTTGTAATCTTTTAAAGAACGTTTAATTAAACCTATGATTGTAGTAATCGTTTTTAATTTTATACTTGAAGCATCTTTTTTTATTAAATCTCCAACTATATCTTCTACATAATTTTTTAAATCTTCATAAGGTTTACCGTGTAACATAGGTATAAAATCACTGTCTGTTAAGCCTTTGTATCTTATAAAAGGTTTCATACCATCATATTGACTTGATGATTTACTATTACCATATAAACTTGTAGTTTCAAATAAACATAAATTCATATTATATTTTTTATTTAATAGTTCTCTTACATAATGACTACAACAAATGGCGGCTAATAGTTTACCACCAAGATAATTATAACCAAAAGGTTGAGATGGTACAATAACAAATCCCATAATTGATGTTTTATTAAAGTGTGTTAAATCTGGTACATTACCTAATAATTCATTTCTAGGTTTCATATTAATAACTGGCGAACCTAATCTTATAAATCCTACTAATTTTTTTGTAACTGTTTCTTTTACTGCAAGTTTTAAAACTTTACCAGGAATATTAACCATATTACTATGACTTGAAATCATATTAATACAATTGTCCCAAGTTTCATTATCAATTTCTAATACTTCTAATTTCATATCTCTAGGCGATATTGTAAAATCTGAAAATAATTCATCTTCAAATCCCATACCTGGAAGGCCAGCAGGAATATTTTGTATAGAAGCAATCTTTTGATCTCTCATATATTCATCTATACGAGAAAAGTTACCAAAATAGTCTTTAAATATTTTAGCACAATGTAGTGCTTGTTCTTTAGTTAAAGTTTTCATTGAAAGAATGATTCCAAGTTTGCTTGTTTTTCTTGTTGCCAACCAATGGCTTGTAATATAAATCTCATAGGATCTAGAAACGTTTTTTCAAATTGTGTTTCGTAATCTATATATTGTTGTAATTTAAATTCTTTTGGCAAAGTTGTAATATAACTAATCACATCAAACTTAAATGGATTGGCCTCTACTAGTTTAAGAAATTTTATTTTATCTCCTTCTTGTATAAAAGGATATT